CCGCCACTTTGTTCCTTGTTATAAAGGAAGTTCGGGAACGGCACCCCGCCGCCATGATAGAACAGCGAAACTCCGACAAGCTGCGCGCCACTCAGGGCGGCCCCGGAAGACGTACTAAGAAGTGAATCAAGAGGCCCGTATGAAACCAGGGGGCCTGAGAAATTGGATGCAGCCATCAGGCGCTCCTTAGTTTACATGCCCCACAGTCACGAAAGCGGGTAAGTACCCCAGCCTCCACGGGGATTTTTGTAGCCCACGTAGTAGCGCTCATAGCCCTTCACGAGCAGGTTGTCGGTGATATCGTCCACCCACATGCTCATCTCGAACTCTTTGCGCTGTAGGTAAAGGAATCCGTCGTAGTTCGTCTGCACGAACCAAGCGTACGGGGATGTGAAGAAGTCAAAGACCTCGTAGCCATCTGGCAAGCTGCCGGTGGCGCGGAGAGCATTGGCGTCGTTGTCGCTGGTGCCGGGGCGGAGCGGCGTATGCCAGAGGCGCGCGGCGACCCACTCGTTCTGCGGATGCACGAGAAGGCGACGCCCGCGCCAGAAGCCCTTGAGGCCGGCCTGATCGCGGAAGTTGACGCGGATTTGCGTGAGCGCCGTGAGGAGCGAAGATTCATTCAGCGAAAGCTGCACGGTCGGCGTGTTGGCCCAGGTGCCGTAATCGTAGGGATGGGCGGTTGAGAACAGGGCCACGCCATCGCCGCCGGTCTGGCTGTTGTAGACGTTGCCGGTGTTGAAGACGTTGGCGCACTGGATTTCCTTGAACTGCGCGAACGATTCGTGCAGGCCGAGATTGGAGGCAGGGAACTCGGCTTCGTAGAGATTGTCGTCGATGGCCTTGCGGGTGATGGCGTAACCCAGCCCGACCTCAAAGTGTTCGTGGTTAAAGATGAAGCGCTCGCCCGCGTTGTTGTCCATCGCGGTAGGAGCACCTTCGGTCTTCAACTGGGCGAGCGGCATATAGCGGTTTTCCGCCGTGCGCTCGATGCCCATGTTGCTTTTACCCTGCCAGAATACCTTCGACCACTGCGTAGGTATCTGCTCGTATTTGCCTTCGATGCCGCGAAGACCGGGGCGGGTGAGATCGTAGATGGAGGCGACTGAAACGGCCATTTATGCCTCCCTATGCCGGCAGCACGAGTGGGTTGTATTCGACGATCACCCAGTTGTAGGGGGACGTGCTATCGACCCCCTGCGCGCCCCCTGCGATGACAACATCGCTTGCCAACTGGACAATGTGGAACGGCAGCGTAGCCGTATTGGCAATTGTAGTTACGTCGAGGTAAGCACCGGACTGCCCATTGACGGTCGATCCGGTGCCAATCGCGAAGTCGGCATTCAGACCGACTTGGCTCGCGGCGACAGGCGTTGCGGCGCCGCTGGAATTGCCGGACTGGACCAGAAACTGGCCGAGCGGAAGGTTCATGACGTAGGCCGTGGCGTCGCCGGACGCGCCGGAACCAGGCCAGAACTGCGATTCCTGAATGATCTTCCCGGTCGTGCTGTAGAACTTACAGCCCCAGAAGATGCCGGCGGAGGGGACGGTCGTACCCGCGGTTCCCTGCACGATATATCCGGCGTCGCTGGTCGTGCCCCAGTTTACCGGGTCGCCGCGATAGATTGCCGTGGCATTGGCGTTGCGGATTTTCCGAAACGACTGCGCGTAGTTGGTGGGGTTCCCGCCACGGGGGCCGGTTGGCTGAAAGCCGAGAGGGTTGTTGTTGTTTGCCACGGACGCAGCACTCCCGTCGCGAGTTGCTGAATGTCCGGCCCGGACAAGGGCAACTCAGGGAGGCTAGGTCCCGGCCCGGGACGGTCGCATCGCCGGCTCGGCGCGCGCCCCTCAAATGTGTCTCCGGCGCGGAGACAGGCCGTTTCTAAATCGGGATTATCGGATTAGTCAAGGGGAAGATGGAAAAATGACAGCCAGAGATCGTGCCGGGCGAATACTCGTCCGGGGTAGCGATGAAGGCTTCAGGGTCGCAGCCATAAACGGCGAAGGCCCCGAGCGACCAACTCGGAGCCTTCTAGGAACGTAGTGATCGAGCCGCCTGCACGCGCTGATCCGCGCTGGTGGCGAGGAACAGGAAGGGCCGCTTCCCACCGCCCTTGGAAAGTGACGGGAAGCGGCTCGAATAGTCAGCATCAGTGATGCTGGTGGGCGTAGCTCAGTGGTAGAGCGGCGGTTTTGTACCCCGTGCGTCGATAAACCCGTCGCAGGCGCATACTATCCCATCCACACTTGCATGTCACCGAAATTCAATCTGGACCTGACATAAAAACGGAGTAAGGTGCAGCCGTTGCGCAACAACCAGCAAGGAGACTTCTACATGGCCGCAGTTCCAGTGCAGATCGACGGCGTCTTCTTTCCACATGCTCGCGGAAGTCAGCCCGTCAAGGGTACCTTCCTCGGCCACGCCAGCATCTATGGACTCGGCATCGGGGGCGGTCCGATCTTCCCGCCTGACGGCGGCGGCGGCATCCCCGATCTGCCGCCGGGGTTCTGGCCTGGTGATCCCCCGCCTCGCCCTCATCCTCAGCCCCCTGGCATCTGGGGTGGTGGCAATGAGCCGTTCCCGACACCGCCGATCGTCATCCCGCTCCCGCCGAATACGCCGAATCTGCCACCTCCAGGCAGCCCGCCGGTGCATGTCGGCAACACGCAGCCGGTCAATCCGATGACCCCGCCGGCAGCCGTGCTGATTGAGTATCCCGGCCTAGGTAAGGTGGTCGTGCCGCAGCCGACGCAGAGCGTGCAAATCCCGGTGCCGCCGCAGCCGACGCCAGCGCAGCCGGGCGCCACGCCGGCCTAACGATGTACTCAGCCTACAATCCGGCCCCAAAGGGTCCGAAGAAGTGATGACACAAGATAATAATGTACATCTGGCGGTGGACTGAGCCATAATACCGCCTTGACGTTTCCTCCCTACTTGCGCGGCCCCGTTCACAGCGGGGCCGCTTTTCTGTCGGTCATCGCGAGAGCGCCATTGGCACGATGATAAACGCGATTACAGCAACGGCGGCAAGGAACACCCAGACAAGGAAAGTGCCGACATCGAGCCAAGTCATGGCACTGGTGAGGGCCATCCAGCAGGCTTGGGACACACGAGCAGCACATGCAAGGCACCGCCTGGCGTCGCAAGCGTCACCGATACATCGGCGTTGTTAATATCGGGCGAATTGGGCAACGTGCAGGCGGTGGCTGCAAGAAGAAAACACAGAAAGAATGGCCGTCCCAGGTGCATCTTCAGCGCAGAGGTTTTCGCGGGTAGGCGGGGTTTTCGCATTAAATGTTCGCCCCCGGCGCGGAGACGGGCCGTTTCTAAAACGGGATTATCGGATTAGTCAAGGAGGAAAACAAAACCGGCGGCACCACCCAGTGGTCAGCCGCCGGTCCCGCCAATTGCGAAAGGATTAACACGCGACGGGCCGATGAAATCCCGCCGCAAGGAGAGGATATCTCTAAGCGGGTACAAAACGCAACGGTTTTCGCGGGCAGTCGGCGCGTCCACACTGCAAATTCGCCCCCGGCGGGCAGATGCAGCCAATGGCCTGATACTGGACCAAGCCCCCCATGGGGCCTACTCCGACCGGCGAATCCATCCCCATTGTTTCACGTGAAGTACTGGCCTTCTTTGCCGTCCCCGCCTTAATCTCGGCCTGCACCCTCACGCACCCTTCGGCCCACTGTTGGTCCGTCAGCCAGTTCCGATAGCGATCAGGCACCTTCGTCAGCGAGTCTCCTGGTATCAGCACGAACTCCATTACCCCTGCGCTGCCACCGCCGAGCGTCGCCTCCCCGAGCGGAGTAAGGTCCGGCTTCTGCTCCTTGGGTTCCGTCCAAGCCATACTCACTCTATCGCCATCGGCTCCCTGCTGACATTCACCGTAGGTCTGACCTGCGGGTGGGTCCGTGGCCCGGTTCCGGCCTTCGCCTGTTGCAGCATGTCCACCGAGCCTTGCTTCGCCATCCGCGCCCGGAGGTATGCGCTGCGGGCGCGGTTATAGCCCTCAGCCTCCGGCAGCATCATCAGTTGCAGCCCGTTCACGACGATCGGGCCGTCATGGTCCTCTGGCATCCACCGCCCGACGAAGCGGCCGTCGAACATCTTCGGAGTCAGGTTCTCCCAGCCCGTACGGAGAGCCTGCATGACGCTGCCGGCACCGCGGGAAGGCATACCGTTGATTTCGAGGGCCATCCACTGGAGCACATACCCGGCTGGCCATTCCTCAAAGGGAATATGGAACTCGGACCCTTCGTCCAGTTCCATGCGGGCCAGAAGCTCGGTGTCCGACATGGCGCCCATCGGCTTGTGGAGTGGCGAGACGCCCATGCCGGTATTCATCGGCCGGTGAAGGGCGTCAATGCGCGAGGTTCGGGCGGCTGAAGCGGCAGCGTCGATCTCGGCGTCCATGGCCTGGGCGCTGAGTTTGGTCGGGTCCATGGCCATTCTATACTTCCTTCTGCCGCTCGGGCTGGCGCAGCCACACTGGATGGTGCGTCCATGCTTCCATGAAAACGAGAATTACCTTCGTCATGTCGTGCGCAAGCAGGCCACAATCGCCGAAACTGCCTACTTTCATCCCATTCCGATCTTCCAGCGACGACATCATGCCAACGACTTGTCCGGCTAGTTCGTCAATCTTGCTCTGCTCAATATATAGAGCCACCTTCTCCCTGTTATTCCGCCAATCTTCTGCCATAGCCACCATCAGCGTGCTCCCGCCCAAGGATCGCCTTCCTTGTACTTGCGAGTGCGGGCCATCTCGCGTGATTCGCGCCATGCAGCGGCAATAGCCGCCATGTCAGGCACCTTCTTCCCGGTCTTCGGGTCCTTCACCGTGAGATCATTAAGGTCTGCCATGGTTTTCACGAATGCAGGCGGAATGTGCCCGTCGCTGTTTCCCCGGCGCTGGTTGTCCGTGTAGCTTCCAGACTGGCGCACAGGAGCCGATGGGGGCGGGACAGACCGAACGCCTTCCGGCTCGCGCAGCGGAGCGGGTGTCTGTGGACGGGCGGATGCGTTGTTCATTCCGAGCCTCTGGTCAACGAAGGCATAATACTCTGGGGTTTGCGTCTTGTGGCCCTCAGCCATGGCCTCGTAGTGCGCGCCAGTGACCCGGTTCTGCCACGTCTGATCCGTGTAGTACCGCATCCCGCCATTGGCGTCGCGGTGCTGCCTGATCCAAGCCGCGTCGCTCGGGTGCATAGCGGCAAGCCGCCCCTCGATCGGGTCAGACTGGAATACCTGCGGTTGGCTCGGCGGCGGCTGTTGCGTCTGTTGCGGAACAGAACGCAGGGTTTCGTTCCGTCTCGCCTCCAACTGCTGTTTGGCTGCTTGGTATTGCTCAATCTGGGCGCCTACGCGCCCAGCCTGCACGCTCAGCCTGCCGACGGCGGCTCCGTCACCCGCTTCAACGGCTGTTTTAAGCTGATCCTGAATTAGCTCGGCCTGGCGCTCGGCGGCGTCGAGGGCAGAGGCGATAGTAGAGAACTCTAGGGTTGCCCGGTCCTGAACGGCGGCATCCGCCCGCTGGCGCTCCGTAGCGACGGCCCGCTCAGCCTGCGCTTGCTGGTTCCGAATCCTCTGCTCGTATTGCGCCTCGCGCTCCTGCGCCCGCCGCGCGTTGTCCGCCATCTCCCTGCGAACGGCAGCGGTAGCAGCTTCTGGGTCGCTGGGGTCTAGTTCGGCCGGCGGAGCGGCATCCTCTTCCGGCTCGGGAAGGGTCTGGGCTTCGCTCATCAGTACACCAGATCAGGCCGCGGAACGACGCCGCGAATGCCGCGCTCGTTGTCGAAGTTGTAGCACTCGACGCCGTTGACGTGCATTCGATACCCCCCCGACCATCCCCTCTGGAACACGACCCAATCACCGACTTTGTATTTGTCGGCATCGGTCCACGTCAGCACGCCGGAGTCCTCAAAGCAGCGCGGCCCCATCAGGATCACGAGGCCAGCAGAGCCTTGATAAATATCGTTTGCCGACTGGTCGTAATCTGGATGCGTTTCCAAGCTTCCGCCAGACTTGAACTTAATGCGCCCGCTCGGGCGATTGTATATAGCCACCAGAACGCGATTGAGCGTCAGTCTCATTTTTGCGAAGTGCGGGCTACAAGCGGCTAGGGTATCTACCTTCCATCGCTCGAAGTGCTCTTCTGGCTCATTGAGCAAAGAAGCTGTACGGCGCTGCGGCTCCTGCGTCGGGTCGCGCTCCATCGCCTTGCGCCGCTGCTCGGCAAGATGCGATGGCACAATCAGACTTGGTATAGCGGCTTCTCCTGTGGCTTGGCGTCTGCGGGCGTTCCGTTCGCCTCCGCCTGCACTTCCTTCAGCGCAGCCATGGCAACTGAAACGCCCCGCAGAAACCCGGTGGCATAACGGTACTCTTCCTGAGACAATCCCCCTGCGAGGACTGTTTGCTGGACTTCGGTCATTTGGGCGGACAGTTTCTCGCTGAGTTTAGCAGCTAGCCACTGTTCGCCGTAGGTAAGATCACGGGCCGGCGCTGGCTTGTTTTCGTAGAGCCACGGCGCCCACTCGTTGGGGTCTGCGGAGACTTTCATGCCGCCCTCTTCCGCCAGCCATTCCAATTTTTGTCAAAGTCATCCATCGCCCTCTCTAGAGGGGAGAGAGCATCCAAAGACCCGCAAGCGCCCCAGTCATATTCATGGATGCCATCTTGACCCAAACTTGCCTTGGACACCTTCGCGGGAAGCAAGATGCCATCTTGACCCAAACTTGCCTTGGACACCTTCGCGGGAAGCAAATCGTCCCCTCTTACAGGAATTATCTGGGTAATCTGTTTGAACCGCTTCTGCGTGTGGCCGCCGGGGGCGGCATACACCAACTCCTCTACCGCTTCTCCGTAAGCATTAAATCCTAAAACCATGTAACCCGTCACCACTATCGGCGGCGCAATGACGATCGGCTTTACCGGCATCAGCAGCCCAGGCGTGCGGATGATAGCTGGGGCCGCCAGCGCCATCAGGCCGCCAATGAAACCGCGCCGTCTAATCACGCTGCCGTCGCCTCAAGAGCAAATATCCTTTCCCACTGTGCGGGAAATGCAGCGTATGAACCCGCAAGATTCCGAAGCCCGGGCCGCAGTAGGTCGTACAGCAGGCCAAGACATTTACCCATGTGATTGCCACCACACAAGGGGCACCGATATGGAAATCCAGTCAGACGCGGCTGCATAATCTTAGTGACTGGCATCAGCAGCCCGGGCGTACGGATGATGGCGGGCGCAGCGAGCACCGCCAGCAACCCGTCCAGAAAGCGACGCCGAGCGATCATTCGATGCTCATAATCCGATCGGCCTTTTCGGCCTTGGACTTCTGAATGCGCCCGAGGCCCCCGCCGGCACCCCCGGTCATCTCCACCTTGCCCCCGCGCTTCATCCCTGGAGGCCGAGGAGGCATAGCTCCCGGAGGCATCCCGCCAGGCGGCGGCATTCCAGGACGCGGCGGCATCGGAGGCCCACCAGGAGGCGGAGCGCCCGCAGCAAGTCCCGCACCCGGCGGCGCCATCGGGGGACGCGGCGCGGGCACCGGAACCGGCACCGGACGAGCCTGCGGCTGCTGCGGCTGACCAGCAACCACCACCGTTACATGCGGCGCGCGATCATGCCTCCCCTTGGCCTTATGGCCCTCGACGGAACCGCCGTCGGCGTAGCCCTTCGGCTTGGAGTGATGCTTGCTGTTCGTGCCCGTGTGGGCGTGCGGCACCTTGCCGTGCTCGCGAACGCCAGCGCGGGCGGCGATCTTGCCTCCGCGGGCCTCGTGGCACGACGCGCGCATGGATTTGTAATCAGCCACCGAAAGCCTCCTCTATCTTTCCATCAACGCCAGTCCCTTCCTTCCACCGGAAGCGAACCACAAATTCCTCTCCCTCATACTGCGCTGAAACAGTTTCCAGATTTGTATCGCCCACTTTCTCGTCCCAGTATCTCAGCGCCTGCGCCATGCGGCGCCTTCTACCAATATCCACAAATTCCGTCATGCTGAGCCTGAACGGAATTTTTGTCTCCACAAATTTTTCCACATCTCTAGGCATCTATCTTACCCTCACAGCGCCGGAAATGAACCACCATGTCTCCGCTGTCCTCATCCACGCATAGTTTGGTGATGCTATACCCGCATGGAGCTACCAGAAACGGCGGTCTGTCCTTCTCGCATGTTATCCGATTGGCCAATTTTTGCCCATCTGGATTGGGGTCCTCGTATGGCAGAGGCATCTCAGTCGTGGCCCAAACTGTGCTCACCCTGCTTGGCGACGACCGCTTCGTGAATTTCCATCAGGAGCTTTTCGATGCGGTCAAGCTGCGTTGGCTTGTCGATCGTCGCTTGCTCCGCCGGGACTTCCTGCGATTGCTCGTCTTCCTCGCTCATTTCAGCCCTCCAATCCCGTCTGCGCCGGTTCAGCCTGTTTCTGCGATGGCGGTTTCATAGCCGGGCTTCCGGGCAAATCAATGTAGTGACACGCCAGACCGTCCTGGCAGGGACAATAAGGATCGCCAAAGGGACACTTTTTCTCATCCATATCATCCGCCCAACCCCGGCTGTGCCGGTTCCGCTTGTTTCTGCGCCGCCAGCCCTGCCGCGTGCTGCCGGTTCGCCTCGCCTTCCTGGGCCGTCTGCGCCAACTGCGCCGTCCCCATCTCGCGATCATGGGCCATTTGGGCGGCGTTATTATGCGCTTCGTGCGCCAGTTTCAACCGCGCCGTTTCCTCCCGCGTCATGTCAATGGCCATCTGCGACTGCCGATCAGCCGCACGATCGTTGCTCTCGACCAACGCCTCCCGCGCCCGCATGGCCTGCTCGGTCCCGACGTTCCCGGCCTCGGCCCCCGTCTTCTGGGTCTGGGCCTGCAATAGCCCCATCCGCGTCTGCGTCTCGGCCTGGCGGGCTTGGGCGGTAATCATCGAAGCCTGCGCCTTCACCATGTTGGCCGGATCGTTCGGCTTCTGCGCGCCACCGGCCTGCTGCTGCGCCGCCATGGCCGCCTCGTATTCCTGCTGCGTCGGCAGAAACGCCTGCGGCGCCGACACGCCCATGCTGCGCAGCACCCATTCAGCCACAGCCACGGCCTTCGGGCCAAATACTGTCGGAGCCTGAATGGCCATCTGGAAGACGGCGAAGGCTTGCATGATGCGGTGGAGCTTGGACGGCGTGTTAGGGTCAGCCGCCGGCACCAGCGAAGCATCGTTGAGGGCGGCCAGGAACTCCTCCTGCTCCCATTTTCTGGACATATCCGAACCCATGGCTCGGAAGAAGCCCTTCGTGTTCTCTTTGATCCGCTCCCTGAGAAGCCTGAACTCCTGCGCCTGCGCCGCGTGAAGACGCTTGTACACAGCGCCTACCGGCTTCGTCTGCTCGACAATGCTGGCGAGAATCGTGCCAACCGGCACGTTCTGCTGCCCTTCTCCGGTCGGAACGCTCGCCGATCCGCCAAGGCCAACAACAGTGTCTGTGATCGACTGAATCAGTTGGAGGCCAGTTGGCTGCGGTCCTTGGTACGGCAGTTTGGAGATCATGTCCCCGATGGGACGGCCGCCAGTCTGGATCGGAACGCCGCCGCCGGGAGGAACACGGAAGATGTTGGTGATCTGCTTGCCCAGCACGTCAGCATACAAAAAACCCGGAAATACGGCGAACATCATGGCATCGAGGTTAAGCCGCCACGCCGCCGTCAGCGCCATAGTGCTGTTGCCCAGGATGTGCATCAGCCCAGTCGGATACCAACCAAGAGCGGGAACAAACGGGAAAAGCACCCACTCCTCGCGCGGAGTCAGGCGCCAACCATCGTCCTTCTCGTCCTCGTTCCAGTTCCGGGTAATGGCATAGACCCGCTTCGTATCCCTGTCTTGCGTAACCTTGTAAGGCTTCGGAATGAGGAAGCCGTCCTCATCCGGCTCGTCAAGGCTGGTGTTCAGCCAGACTCTGGTCTCCCAGACAGCGTGCGGCTTGTCCTCTGGCCGAACTGCCGATGAGTCATATCCCTGTACCTCAGCAATCGCACGATCAACCTCGTTCTCTACGTAATACGGCTGACCGAGCGACACATCGGCAAAAACGCCAGCCGCCTGCAACTGCCGGATTTCGTGCGGCATGTAGGTTATTTCGTGGGTGACGCGCGGGGCATTCGCCAGGTCAGTCGCCCCCGAATCTACAATCAGTTCTTTCAGGCTGACGCTTTCGCTCACTGGCCGGCGGCGTAGCGGGCAGTTGTAGACCTTCTTTACAATGCCACCCATCAGACCGATGACGAAAGCTGCGCGATCCGTGTCCGGGTAATACTCGGTCGCCACTACAGTCAGATAGTGGTTCAGGTCCTTTTCCAGATCAGCCGCCACCTGGTCGCCAATGTTCACCGTGTCCGGGGCTTCATTCGATGCCTGCTGCACCGCAGCAACCGCCTGAGCAGCCATTTCCGGGGCCATAGTTCCGTTGGCCACAAGCTGATCGACCACGAACTGTATCAGGTTATCCGGCACCACTTCGGCCGGCGCGTCGTTCCGCACCTTCACCGGGCCGGAGGCCGGCAGCATTTCGCCAACGAAGTCCGCTTGGAAACCCAAGACCGCCCTGAGCAGTAGCGGATGGCGAACGGTGCTCATTCCCTCAAGGGGAGCACCAGAACCTCCGGCATCGGATCGGGCCGGCTCCAGGTTCAGGCCGAGCATTCGGATGGATTCGGCCGTCATCTCCATCCAAGGGCGGCGGGACATAACATCCGCCTGCACGCCGCGGTGGGTTTCGTCCCCGATTCTGGCCACTTCCCCGGCGTCGAGCACATCCACCAGGTTCTCGAAATGCTTGGAGGCGCGCTTCCTCTTTTGCGGACGCCAGCTTGCCTCCGGGATGGCGGTCATGCCGCCATCATCGTCGGCTACCCAGAGGTCCTGGGTATCTGGATCGACCGTGCCACGCCGCCCATCCGGCGCGGTGCCGTATTCCTGCCCGTCGTCATCGCGGCGGAACGGGAGAATGGCCATGGGTTAGGGCAGCGTTGCTGTCACAAGCCACGCAGGTATCATGTTACGGCAGCGATGTCTACTTTCGGTTCTCAGGACACCACGAAGACCAGTGTCCAGACTCTCCCAGCAACACTCCCTCCTGGGGAACGGACTTATCGGTAAGGGAAGAAAATATCGCGAAGCGCCGCTGACGAGCTATCGGAAGCACCGGCACATGCTCTGCCAGTTCGCGGTTCCCAGTGATTGTTAAGGCTGCCTTGGCCAGCCACAGTCCAAATTTCTCTGCCATTAGCCACGCACCTCCTTAGCCAGGTCCAGAAACCGTTCCCAATTGATGTTCTGAATAAGGATATGCCAATCAACAAGAGCCGCCAGCTTCTGGACCGCTTCAGGGAGGGGCTGGTCAGGCAGCTTATCTTCTGTAAGAAGCCGTACAGCCTCAGAAAGCTCCGCCTCCGCTTTCGCCAGACGCTCCAGATATACGGCGCTGCGACCATCTCCGGTAATGTTGCGCAGCGCCGCAGTCCGCGCCGCCCGCCACTCCTGAGCCGCCTTCACGACTTGATCGCACATTTATAGCGACGTGGCCAGATAGACGCCGAAGCGGTCGAACGTATGCCACTTCAGCGCGACACGGCGCAGCGCCCTGTCTGGGTTTATTTCAACCTCCTCCGTTGTCAGCGACGCCGGCCAGTCGCCGGAAGGCTCGGCACGCACATATCCGTGCCTGCACGTCTCAGCAGGCTCCTCTACCGCCGCGCCGTTCACCCACATCAGCCAACACGACTTTACCGCGTTCCACCGCGCTTCAATCCTATCGGTGCTGCCCCATACACCCCGTTCCAAAACGTGAAGGGTACCATCCTTAGCTCCAGGAGGAGGCCAGCACCCTTTGTACCTCGGAGGCTCCACGTCAGACGGGCGGTCGTAGTCATTCATGCGCCTTAGCCTCCGCAGCTACCAGGTTCATCACAGCCCTGGAAAGCTCAGTCTCTGCCTTCGCCAGCCGACCCATATACGTCGCCCCACTTCCATCGCCGGTAATCTTAATAATGGCCATCACGCGCGCCGAGTGCCACTCGCGCGCTGCCTCCAGCACCGCAAACTGCGCCGCTCGCTCATCCGTCATGCACCAAATCCCGCACCCACATGACGCAGACCCGCGATCCGATCTCGCTGGCCCGCACACCGTCGCGCTCAAATTCAGCGCGGCTCATGGTCCGCTCGGTCACGCGCCCATCGCGCAGATACTCGGTGATGATGACGTGCGTGTTCATGCTGCCAGC